CGACGGCCGCAAGTCGGGCTACGCCGTCCTCCCCGTCAGCCAGCCCAAGGCTGATAATCTGCCCGGCGCTGGCAATAAGCTCGGCGTCGGACATCATGCCGGCGCTGGCGGTGCGTAATTTTGCCATCATGCTATCGCTGCTACTGCCAATGCTTTCGGCTAAATTCTCGAATTGATTTGCTGCTTTTTGGAGCGCCGCGCCCTCTTGGATAGCGGCGAAGGTGGTGTCCCACACTTGCTTGACGCCAAATAGCCCAGCGGCGATGCCCCCGAATGCCGCCGTTGCTTTGCTGGACATGTTGAGCAGCCCGCCGCCGCTCTTGCGGGCATTGTCATCAAGGCCTTTTAGCTCACGGTTGACGCCTTGAATTTCGCTTTTGCCCTTGAACTGGGCGTCGATGATAATATTTAGCCGCTCATTTGCCATGTGTCTCTCGTTCTAACTTCCAAGCCTTTGCGTATAGTTCGAAGGCTTCTTCGTTTTGCTCTGCCCACTTTGCGGCGTCTTTGGCTCCCCGGCGGCTACGCGCTACATTGTATACGTTTTCCAACAAGGCCATCTTCTTTAGCAGCCCCGCCGGTTGGTCAAGCGTGCCGCCTGCCTCTGGCAATGTGCCCCACCTTGTCGCCATCCATGCCGCTTGTAGCTCTGCCGGTGCTGTAGCATCATCGCCGCGCCCCAATCGGAACGCGGCGATGATTAGTTTTTTTCGACGGTCGTCACTTTGCCGTAAAGCTCATTAACGGCCGTTGCCAATGCCCGCACTTGTGCCGGTTTCATGTCGGCGATTTCCTCAGGCGTCAACGGCGCGGCAAACCATCCCGCCGCCGCCGCCGCCCGTACAACCGCCCCCGCCAGAGTTGATGCGCCCCGCACAGTCTCCACAGTATTGTACTCATGCTCGAATGCCTCAAGATGTCGCTGGCGTATGTCGGTGTTAAGCGTTGGTGTGGTCATGGTTGTCCTATGGTGCAATGGCGGTGATGGCCAGGTCGTCGCAAACGAAAGTGAAGGAACCGGTGGCCAGACCGGTGCTGCTGAATGTCACACTACGGCTTAGGACAATCAGGTTGGTACTGGCAATGTTAATCATGCCAGCCGTGATACCTGCCGGTCGCAGTACCAACGCGCCGTTATCGCCCGGTTCGATGTAGCCCAGCTCGGTCACGTCATCAGTCTCGATCTCAAAGTTCGCGCTGCCGGTGACATTGACCATGCCGTCGACATGCGTCCGGAAAGTTTGCCCGGAGCAATTGCTCATGTAATCGTCGGCGGCTTCATCAATCGTCACCTCGGTCACACAGGCGATGGCGTTGCCCCCGATGGTAAAAACACTTGCTGGATTCAAACGGAATTTTGCCATGTTTCAATTTCCTTATTCGATGCCGGTAACGGTGGCGGTCACTGCCCAATAGGGCGTATCCCCCACTACTACCGGCGCTATTGATAATGTCCATTCGAGCCAGGGCGTAATCGTGCCGCCGTCGCTGGCTGTCCTGAGCGCATTTTCCACCGCGTCAATGATTGCCAATGTTGCCGCATAATTCTGCGGTTGCGTGCCCTGACCCATCGGCTCTACCACTACTACCAAATCTACTACACGCCTATTACCACTGCTGGTACACGTTGACAGGCTGTCGGGGTTTAGCCCGCCTGATGGCAGTCTTGGGTAAGATGCTGGCAAGTCGGCGGTGGTGATTTGCATGGGTGGCGATGTGTACGCACGTTTGCGCCCGGCGATACTGAGCGCAGCAACGGCGGCGGTGAAGGTGGCGTAAGTGGTCATAGTTTGATGTACGGCGTAAGAATGGGCATGATGGCCGCCGGAATACCTACCGGTCGCACTACCACACCCGCTTCAACGGCCGTCACGTCGGTAAACGGCACGTCCTTTTGCCTGTAATAAAACGATGCCAGCATGATGCACGCCGTCTTGATTGCCGCCGGTGCTGTAACGCTGTAAGCCCACCGCCCGGTGATAGCTATGGCGTCTTCTGGTTCGTCGCTCCACGTCCACGAATAATCGCTTTTTAGCTTGATGGCAAAATAGGGCGCGTCGTTACGCGGGCTAGTCGTGTAGCCGGTAGACGGTATGACCTCTGCCAGCCCATCGGCGTCATTGGTGACGGTGGTAATCTGGCAAAGGTCATGGTCAAGCCACAGGGTACGGGTTGTGGTTGTCACGTCACGCACGGCGTCGAAGCGACGGGTGGTGTCGGCAATGGCCTCGAATGTGCGATTGCATTTGCTATCAATCGCACTTTGCGCAGCGGCTACAAATCCGCCAATGATGTAATCATCAGCATCATCCTCGACGCCCAAATGCGCCTTGACTTCGTGCACAGTGCAATAGCTCATGATGTCTTACGTTTTCTGCTTTTGGCTTTCGGCTCCGGCTCTGGTTCCGGTTGGTCTGCCGCCAAAAAGCCATTGGCAATTAATCCGGCAAGGTTGCCCCGCTGCTCTTGGTCAATGACCACAGCAGGCGGTAACGTGTCACCAGCCTGCCATGTGTCAAATGGTCGCAAGACTAGCAACTAAATCACCTTGCGCTGTACCAGAGTAGCGGCATCTGCTGCCGGTTCGTAATGAGCGCTAAAGCCGATGGCGATGATGCTTGTCACACTGCCAGACGTGCCGTTACCGGCCGTCACGGTGCAACCGACATAGTCATCGTCACCGTTCAACTGGTCAGCCCGCACGCGCAGGATAGCCTGCTTTGCGGTTGCGGCGGCGGTGAATTGGGTGATGGCCAGCCCGCTAATGTCAGCGGCATTTGTACCGCTGGAATCATCGGCGCTTTGCAGTTTGGCGTCAACGGTCGTGTCAGCATCGGCGTCGGTGGTGTTGATAATGAAGTCCACCCACTTGTGCCCGGCCATAGATACCCAACTGGACAGTTTGGTGGTGTTGTCAGTCGCCGAAACGGTAGACGAGCCAACCAAAGAATATTCGGGATAAAACATAGTCATGGGATAATCTCCTTAATCGCTTTTGGCGATTAGTCGTTGAAGTAAACGAACGGGCTGAGGGTGTAACTGCCTTGCGGGTCTGCCAGCGTTACCGCGCCGGGTAGCATCGGCTTGCCGTCAATCAGTTGACCAAAGCGCCACACCAGATTGCCATTGAGGAAGTCGGCGTGTTCGCTGAAGTCCAGGTACATGCCCCCGTACTCGAACATTGTCCACATGGACAGGTCAGCCAAAATCACACAGCCGCTGCTGTTGGCTTGCGGCAGGTGCTGGCTGCGGACAATCGGGAAACCGTGCAGCGTGGTTGCCAGCGATTGGGCAATGTTGGCTTGGAATGTGCCCGCGCCCGTGCCGCGTTCCATGCTGGCGATGTCGGGGATGATAGACGGGTGAATCAGCCACACCGGCTGCGTGCCGCCTTGCAGGAAGCGGCTCAACATTTCGTCGGCATCCGCAACGGCAAACACGCTGTTGCTGTCAGGCGTGATGCCGATAGCCCCGCCCCAATTCAAGATGCCCAAGGGTTGGTCAACGCCGTTGCCACGCAAAACATAAAATTCAGTCTTGCTCACCATTGCGGTGGCAATGTACCGGCGCAAAAGCGCTTCGACGGCGGGCGCGTAGGCTACCAATTCCTTGGAGGTCTTGACGTAGCCGGAAAGCGCGTCGAATACCTGCCAGCGAATTTGCTCAATTTTGCCGGTTTCTTCGGTGTAGGCTCCGCCTTCACTGCGGCTATTCGTTCCCACGCCACCCGCTTCGGCCGTGTCGCCACTGCCCGCGGTGGGCGCGGTGGTAAAGTCAGGGATAGGCATACGGCCGGACGGTTGGCCTACGGGTTGCCGGTCAATCAACTGAGCGATGCCGCTGTTCAGGTTGATGGTCTTGTTTAAGCCGTCTTGGAACCCTTCAGGGATAGCATAGCCCAAGCTTTCGCCGGTCTGCGAGTTGTGCGCCTTCGTTGCGCCGTACACGCTAGCCAGCCGCTTGGTATTGCCGCGTGCAATGGCGATGGCAAAGTCACCCAAGCTTTTGACGCCAGCGCGGTCGTTGCCCTCACTGTCGGGCGCAACATAGCCAGCATCACGCAAAGGCGCGTTGCTTTCAATCAATGTTACAAGCTCGCCAAACTGTTGGCTCATTGCCGCAAGTTGGCTTTCCAGCGCCTTGATAGCGCTGTCGTTTTCAAGTTGTTCGGTCATGGTTTCTCTCTCCATATTTACAATTTCAATTCGCCCTTCTTGCGTTGCGGCGGCGGTTTCCTGGCCGCCCTCTGCCGGTAGCAAATCGGGATACAATGATTTAATACGCTCCACCCCAAGAGTGCGAGGCTCAGCGGGTGTAGTTGTCAAACTAAATTCAACAATTGGCCACGTCTTGATTGACTTGCCGCTGCGCCGGGTGAGATGCCCGATTGCGCCAGACGAAAGGCCGACTTTCCCGGCTTGCACGAGTTCCATGACGGCGGCAGTGTAGGCTTCGCTTTTGGCCAATTCCGCCTCCACGAACAGCCCGATGTCATCTGGCGTGACGGCCGTTGCGTAGCCCAGCAATGTGTCGTCGGTAAATTTGTTCATGGTGTGGTCGTAATAAATGGGCTTTCGTGGCACGAGGTCGAGCCGAAAATCTGTATCCGGCTCGAATGCCTCATCTTCCAAATCAGCGCCGCCGTACACCACGCCGTAGCCGCCAATGACGTACGTGTCGTCCGTCTCTCCTAGCATTTTTACATAATTCATAAGTTGCCTCAAAACAAAAAGCGGTGGAAACGGTAGTAGCTCAGGTGTAAACCTTTGCTTTCCTACTCGCTTCCACCGCTTGATTTTACTGGTCAAGCCTCTGGCGGTTGCCTTTTTCGGTGCTATTCAACTGCCGCTAGTCTAGCACAAACGGCGGCAAGGTGTCAATTTTAGCGGTTCAGCTCCCGGTTGATAGCCGCCGCCCATATCGGCCCAGCGTCCACATCATTGACAAGCGCCTGCTCTTTACGAAAGCCGCTGTCAGTGTGGAATGGCTGTTGGAATCGCCCCATGACGTACACGCCATAACCGCTATCGTTTGTCACCGTGCCACGTAGCCCGCTTGTCATATTCTCCACTGATAGCGCTTTCCATG